ATGCTATGGGCGAAACCGGTGAAACAGCAGAAACACATAAAGAAATTAAAGAAATTAAGAAAGCAAAACGTGAGAAAGTATCTACTAATAAAAATATAGATGCTATGGCACAATTACTAGAATCAATTGACGAGTCCAAACCTAATCATTTATTAGGTAGAGAAAAAAGCAAAACCGTACCCAGCGGCGAAACAGATGGCACAACTAAGAACACTAGCATAGGAAAACTTGTTGGTGAAGACATAGTTGACGAAGACTTAATTGCGGATCTCTCAAGTCAATTTAGGGATTTATTATCACCAACAACAGTAGCAGAAGAAGAGCCTACTGAAGCAGTTGGTGAATTTGCTGAACCATTATATACATTACAAGACGAATTAGGTCTTGAAGATAATGTTTTAGTTGATGAACTTGCTCGTTGGATGGACGGACAAGACATTAAAGAGTTTGTTGATAGTTTCCGTAGACACCACGACATGGATCCAATAGGAAAGCCAAAGAGAGGCCATTGGCCTGATGATGAAAAATCTGAAGGCAAGAAAACAGATCACGATGGAGACGGAGACGTTGACAGCGACGATTACATGGCCGCTAAAGATAAGGCAATTAAAAAGTCTATGAACAAAAAAGAGGACAAGTAATGAAATTTGGTGACTTACACGGAATAAACGAATTACTTCAAGAAATACAAGCTAGACCTTTTGACGAAGAAATAGACTCAGTTCCAGAAGCAGACGAAGAGAAGGACGTTGAATTTTATAGAACATTAGATGCTAAACAATTAAATGCTTGTAAATTAAAGTTAAACAGTACTATAGAAAGTTTAGATCATGCAATAGAGTTTAGAGCTAGAAATAGCCACCTTTACTTTAACACTGGTGACAAAGCAGGTACAGGTGACTTATATAGTATGAAAGACAAACTTGAAAAGTTACACGCCGAGTGGGACAACAACATAGAAATATACGGAATGTAACAATGAAAGCAACTGATTTTAATCTAAAGAGATACTTTATTAAAGAAAGCGAAGAAGCAACAGAGGGTTGGTCGCAACTTCCAGATATGGACAAAGAAAAATACCAAGAACGTGATGGTCTAGAAGGTCCTATTATGACAAAGTCAGGTAAAGTAGTTTACTACGATAATAAAGAAGGCAAATATTACGATCCAGACACAGACATTTATCTAACATACGATGAATGGAAAGCATTAGATGAATCATATAGTGATGATTTTGATATAGACGGTACTTGGGAAGATGATGACTTCGATGCTGAAGGACAGCAAGGCCAAGCATTAATGCAATTGTACAAAGACAATGAACACAACAACTACCATTCAGAAAACAGTTTACTATTAGCAAAAGCATTTGGCACCCCTAAAGAAGTAAAAGTGGTAGAGTTAATTATTAAAAAGAATCAAAAACAAGGCTATACATCTCCAGAAGATAACGAATGGTTGTATAGGAACATAGGCCAAAAATATTACCCAGTATTAGTTAAAAATTCACTAAGTGAAAAGTATAAAAAGCCTACAGAGGGTATTGTAGGAGCAATTGGACAAGGAATAGATAACATAGCAGTAGGTGGAGCCAAGATGGCATATAAAGGTGTCAAGAAAGCAGTCCCACACATTAAAAAGGGTGTTAAAAAATTAAGTAAACTCGGAAGTAAGAACACATCTACTTCATTTAAAAATGGCAAAGCAACTACTACTACAACATACAATGAAATGAGCCCAGCTCAAATGAAACGTGCGAAAGCCAGGAAAGCATCTCTAGAGAAGACAATGAAAAAGTATGGCGATGCTGAAAAAATGGGAATGGATCCAGCTAGAGTAAATCAAAGAAGGAACAAACCAACGTTAACTAAATCCGAAAGTATTTTTGACGAAACATGGGGACCTGTAGCGTGAGTAAACTAACAGAAGAAATGAACACATTTATGAAAATGGTAAGTGGGTCTGACCAAGCAATTGTGGCTGTAGATAATATAACAGAAAAAAGATCTACCGCAAGTATTAGCGATATACTCCAAGCACACCCTAAAGAAGTTGCTGTATTTAAACGAAGCCCAGAAGATTTTGATTTATCAGACCATTCAAAGTTTTATGAAGATTTATTTGATTATTATAGTAACTCCGGTGACATGCCTTATGGTACTATGAAAGCAAGAGATGGTGATCCATACGAATGGATTCAAGATAAGTTAATGGATGAAATACTTGGTAGTGACGACAACGAACCAGAAATTGGTAAAGACAACTCACATGATGACTTTGATGCTTATGGTGAATATAACGACGATAATGATTGGGGCGGATTCGACAACTTCGAAAGTAAACTAATGAAAGACTTACCAGAAGAAGAATTAACTGAATGGGTATGGGTACTTCCAGCATTAGCAACAGCAGTTAGAGTAGGTGGACCAGCGTTACTTAAACTATTAAAACATGGTGCCAAAAAGGCTGCACCAGTAGCCGCAAATACAGGCACAGCTATAATTAAAAACCCAGGTACAACTTTATCATGGGCGGCTGGCGGATATGTATTTAAAAGTGTCTATGATGTTGTAGAAAAAGTTAAAGATGTTGTTGGCGATTTAATGGACGACACATCTGTTGAATCATTCGCAGAAATTGTATGGAAATATAAACTTCCAGTTGCGGCCGTAGTAGCAGTATTATACGGTGGTAAGAAACTAAAAGACTATATGGCAGGTGAAGAAGATAAAGGCAACACAACTATTAATAATTATTATGGTTCTGATCAACAACCAGCAACAGAAAACCAAGACCGCATGCGACACTTAGCAGGAATAAAAACTACTCCTACGTTAGCTGTAATCAAAAACACTCATTAACTACCCATATAACTAATCCTCAACGTAAATACAGTTATGAACAATAACGAATTATCAACCCGCAAAAATACTTCCTATACTCCAACACTAGGTGACAGCTATCCACTAGACAGTCCCGGACAATGCCAAGAAGGTGCCGAATGGTGGGCAAATCACGTATGGCAAGACTTTAGTTACAACTACAATAAAGATGGGTTTAGGCAAACAGGCCACTATCCCGATGCTGACATAATTGCTGTAGGTGATAGTTTTACTGAACACCACGGTGGACCCGAAACAGAAGCATGGCCTAAGCATGTTGGCAAGCCTGTTATTAACTTAGGAATGGATGGCGCTGGCAACGACACTATTGCTGATATTGTTGAATGGGGTGTAAACAAGTTTAATCCTAAAACAGTATTAGTAATGTTTAGTTACTTACATAGATACAATAATGCCGGCGAGTTTAAGAACGACGATATAGATCACAAAAGTGGACAGGATCGTATGCTACATAGTTTTAATAGGATAAAAGAATGTACTAAAGGATTAAACTTTCAGTATTGCTTTATACCTGACAAACTTATGATTAGGGGTGATGGTAGATTAGGACCCGGAACAACTGAAAAGTATACAGTTGAAGATGTGGAGTGGTTAAACAATAACTTTCCGGACCGTTTAAAACTATTTCCATTACAAGACCCAAAGTACAACGACGGGTCTTTATTTGAATGGGACTATGCTAGGGATGGACACCACTTTGGACCTGATACAGTTCGCCGTATTGGATATAAATTTAGTCAATTTATATAAATATACATGAAGGAAACGAATTTACCCTTAGGAGTGAATTGGAATACTAACTTAGTTAGTGTAGGGTAGTGAAAGCTACAACCATGAAACCTACAACTTATAACTTATAAGTAAACTAATCCAGTGGTTAGACCCGGAAGTCGAATACTAGTTAATTACTTCGTCACCCGTTCACGTGCTACCCAAAAATCGTGATTGGGTAAACAAATAATGTAAGGATTCTTTGAGAACAATTATATATTACAGGTAGCACACTTCAACTTTTTTCAACTACCTTTTTTGTCTTTCTAATATGAGGGACAAACACAGGATGCGGAGCTAATTCATTAATAAAAGGTTCTTTCTTTTCAATCATTTTAAAAACTTCTTTGCCCCAATAGATTATGTCTGGACTGTGTTCTATTATAGATTGCTTATGATCGTGACCATTAAGTCCTGTATGGAGTACAATTTTGCAACCAGATTCCATTAATGGAATAATAGTGTCTACTAATTGATTTACTTGATGTATAGAATCTTGCTCGATATATGCCACACCTGGCACATTATCTTTAAGTGTCAAATTGCTTAAATCTTTAATACTAAACTTTCTATCTTTTTTATCTTTATGATGGAGTAATGTATGTTTGCTAGAAGGTGTTTTATTTTGATATGTATTACCAGAAGAATCAGTTTGTTCGAATCTTCTAGTAAACAATAAACGTATACAGCCTTCCCCACTTGAGTATCTACTACCATCGAATGATAAATCACCATCGCCTACCATTAGTATATCAGGTTTAACCTTTTTGTACCATGCTTTAGTTAAGTTAGTTGCATTATCAAAATAAAGTGTATGCCCACATCTTGCCGCCGCAAATAAAATAGCTAGTAAATTAATAGAAGTGTGTCCTTTAATTACTATAAGTTTTTTACTAGTATCGTAAATTGGATTTGGTTTTTCACCTACCGCATGTATTAGGTTACCCTTAACTGATATTGTGTTAAAGTATTGAGTCCAGTAATCAACTACTAAAATAAAACGTTTCTTGTCTGTCCAATTGCCGTCGTCCTGTACTATTTTAAAATTACTAAAGTCATCTATATTCAAACTCATTTCATTCTCCAATCAATTTATATTAGTATGTATCCGGAAAAGAGCTTGACTTCTGCTGAAAGTGGTAGTATAATATAAGAGTTATATAACAAAAAGGAGAAATTCATAATGTCAGATAAAATATTCAATCAAGATGAAAAACTAAAACTAATTCAAATTATTAACGAAGGCATGACTGTAATGCAAGAAGTCGAAGACCTGAGTGCCGGTCTTAGTGAAACAGTTAAAGCTATTTCGGAAGAAATGGAAATTAAGCCATCTGTACTTAAAAAAGCAATCCGGACAGCACACAAAGGAAACTATAGCGAAATTACTAGTGACCAAGAATTGTTAGATACTATATTAGCAACTGTTGGCCGTGCTTAATGGAAAATATAAAAAGATTTTGGATTGACTCATATACTAGCGATAAAACAGCATTCGGGTTTGAGCTTATTAGTTTCATATTTACAGTTGCGGCAAGTTTAACTTTGGCCTTAACAGCGTTAGACCCAAACATGAAATTAATATATCCGTTTTTCCTTGTTGGATCGAGTACTCAATGCTATGCTTCAATGAGAAGAGGAGCGGCTTGGGTAATGCTATTAACAGGTTGGTTTGTGGTTGTTAACATATTCGGATTCCTGGTAGCCGTAGAATGGATTTAGATAATTACTATTACAGGAGCAACCGTTAATGTATGTAGACGCTTTCTTTGATCGACAACGAGATAGGATTCATATCGTTGAGCGGGATATCAATCAACAAAGACAATACCAAGAACATCAAGCAAAGTATGTAATGTACTATGATGATCCTGCGGGTAAATTTAAAAGCATCTATGGTGATCCAGTAAGTCGGATTCAATGCCGTAGTAACAAAGACTTTAGACGAGAAAAAGCACTTCATATAAATGTTAAAACGTATGAATCAGATATGAATCCTGTATTTCGTTGCTTAGAAGAAAACTATTTAGGGCAAAATGCTCCAAAACTACAAATAGCATTCTTTGACATTGAAGTTGACTTTGATATTAACAAGGGATTTAGCCCACCGGACGATCCGTTTAATCCAGTTACAGCAATTTCAATATATCTCCAATGGGCTGAACAGTTAATCACATTGTTAACGCCTCCGCGGGGTATGTCAAAGGAAGAAGTTGATAAAATATCAAGTAAATTTGAGAACACATTTGTATTTGAAGAAGAAGCAGACTTATTAAAAACTTTCTTAGATATTATTGAAGATGCTGACGTATTAAGTGGTTGGAATAGTGAAGGTTATGATATTCCTTATATGGTTAATAGAGTCAAGCGAGTATTGAGCAAAGACGATACACGACGTTTCTGTTTGTTAGGACAATTTCCTAAAGAACGGAGATTTGAACGGTTTGGTAAGGAACAACAAACTTTTGATTTAATAGGCCGTGTACACATGGACTATATGCAACTTTATCGAAAATACACATATCATGAAATGCATTCTTATTCATTAGATGCGATTAGTGAATACGAGCTAGGCGAACATAAAGTACAATATACAGGCACACTTGACCAATTGTTTAATAATGATTGGGAAAAGTTTATTGAATATTCTAGACAAGATACAATGCTATTACATAGATTAGATGAGAAACTTAGATTTGCTGATTTAAGCAATGAACTAGCTCATTCTAATACAGTTTTAATACAAACTACAATGGGTGCTGTGGCTGTTACAGAACAAGCAATTATTAATGAGGCTCACGAGCAAGGCTTTGTAGTTCCGGATAGGCGCAAACACGAAGGCAATACGTCAGCGGCAGGAGCCTATGTAGCATATCCTAAGAAAGGGTTACACGACTGGATTGGTGCTATTGATATTAACTCACTATATCCAAGTGCCATTAGAGCATTAAATATGGACCCAGCAACTATTGTAGGACAACTTAGACCAGATTACAATGACGCTCATGTTAACGAAGCTATGGGCAACAAGAAAACATTTGCCGAAGCGTGGGAAGGTAAGTTTGGTAGTACAGAATACCAAATGGTAATGGACCAAGACAAGGTGGATGAAATTGTTGTTGAATGGGAGAAAGGACCGAACGAAATATTAACAGGTGCTGAAATTTATAAAAAAATCTTCTTAAATGGCAACAAGTGGGTGTTAAGTGCTAACGGTACTATTTTTACACACGAAACAAAAGGTATTATTCCTGGATTACTAGAACGCTGGTATAAAGAACGACAGGGTATTCAAAAACAAAAGATAGACGCTAAATCACCAGAAGAAAGAGCGTTCTTTGACAAACGACAACTAGTTAAGAAGATTAACTTGAATAGTTTGTATGGTGCTATTCTTAATCCAGGTTGTAGATTCTTTGACAAACGTATTGGACAAAGTACGACACTAACTGGTAGAACTATTGCTAAATTTATGAGTGCTAAAGTTAATGAAATTATCACAGGTGAGTTTGATCATCGAGGTGATAGTATTATATATGGCGACACAGACTCTGTGTATTTTAGTGCCTGGCCCGTAGTTAAAGATGCTGTAGCAGAAGGCGAAATGGATTGGGATAAGGATATATGTGTTAAACTGTACGATAACATCTCTGAACAAATTAACGAGGCATTTCCTGTACACATGAAAGAGGCATTTAATTGCCCAAGAGCGAATGGAGAGATTATACAAGGTGGTAGAGAGATTGTTGCTATCAAGGGATTGTATATTACAAAGAAACGTTATGCTTGTTTAATTTATGATTTAGAAGGAGCACGTTTAGATAAAAATGGACCTGGTAAAGTAAAAGCTATGGGGTTAGATCTTAAACGTAGTGATACGCCAAAGGTAATACAAGACTTCTTAAGTGATATATTATTAGGTGTACTTACAGGTGATGAACGTATAACAGTTGTTGATAAGATTCGAGACTTTAAACAAGACTTTAAACATAGACCTGCTTGGGAGAAAGGTTCCCCTAGGCGTTGTAATAACCTAACAAAGTTTACTGAAGCAGAAAGACGTGAGGGTAAAACAACTATGCCAGGCCATGTTAGAGCAAGTATGAATTGGAATACGCTGTGTAGAATGCATCACGACAAATACAGTGAAGCTATTATGGATGGTCAAAAGGTTATTGTTTGCAAACTAAAACCTAATCCATTGGGATTTGTAAGTGTAGCATATCCAACAGATCAATTACACTTGCCGCAATGGTTTAAAGAGTTACCGTTTAATGATGCTGAAATGGAAAACACCGTAATTAGTAATAAAGTAGAAAATTTATTAGGTGTGCTAAAATGGGACATAACAAGTGACACCGATACATCAACAACGTTTGATTCGTTGTTTAATTTTGAATAAGGACGTATTATGATAGTAAGTGTAACAGGTAGCAGAGGATTTATCGGTAGTAGACTAACTGAACTGTTAAAAGAGGCAGGACATACTGTTATCGAATGGGATCGAAATATTAGCGAAGAACGAGATATAGAGCATTGGAGACCTGAAAACTGCGAAGCTGTTGTACATTTGGCAGGATACGCAAATGTTCGAAAAAGTTTAGAAGACCCGGAAAAATATTGGTACAATAATGTCGAGTTAACTAAACAATTATTTTACCTAGCACATGTCAACAATCTTAAAGTAATCTACGCTAGTAGTTCATGTGCTAAAAAGTGGTGGCTATCACCATACGGTACAAGCAAGAAAGCTATGGAGTTGATATCACCTCCTAGAAGTTTAGGTATGAGATTTACAACCGTATACGGACCTGGTAGTAGAGCAGATATGTTAATTGGTCGCATACGGGATAAAAATCTAAAATATGTTACAGATCACATTAGAGATTTTATTCATGTAGATGACATATGTAGTGCTATTATTAAAAACCTAGACAATGATATCATAGGCGGATCAATTGATGTTGGTACAGGCACCGGAACAAAAGTAAGCGACCTAGCTAAATTAACCGGCCTTGATCTTCCTGTACAGGAAGGCGACCCGTGCGAAGCATTAGAAAATGTAGCAGACATAGGACCACTGTCGTCAACTGGTTGGAAACCTAAATACAATGTAGAAGATTACATTAGGGAAATATTATGAAATTTATTATAGCAGGGTATGGGTTCGTTGGTAGTGCTATTGGAGATATATTATCTAAGCACCACACAGTAATACCTGTAGACCCGAGACTTAATAATAATAAAATAGAAGATCATTTACACGATTGTGATGGCATTGTAGTTGCTGTAAGTACTCCACCAGATAACAACGGTAATTGCGATGCTAGTAACATACACAATGTACTAGAACAAGTAGTTTGGCCTGAGGATACTGAAGCAAATTTTAATAATCCAATTCCAATTTTAATTAAAAGTACAGTACCATGGACTATATTAGAACCGTTAGCTGAAAAGTATAATATTACATACTATCCGGAATTCCTAAGAGAAGAAACAGCATTGGAAGATTTTATTAATCAAAAATATTGTATACTAGGTGGCAAGAAAACACAGATTTGGACAGACTTATTACGAAACGAATTACCATTAGTTGAACACATACACACCTGTACTGTACAAGAAGCAAGTATTGTAAAGTATTTCGCTAATAGTTACTTGGCAACTAAACTTACATTCTTTAATCAATTGTTTGAGTTATGTAATGAAGTAGATGCTGATTACGACACAGTTAGTAACTTGTTGGGACTGGATAAAAGAATTGGGAACGGTCATACAACTGTTCCTGGTAATGATGGTAAGTTTGGTTGGGGAGGACATTGTTTTCCAAAAGACACCCAAGCATTATTAAATGTAGCGAAAGAATTGGGTATAAATTTATCGCTACTAGAGAAGACTGTTGAATTAAATGAAATTCATCGAAAAAAGACTTGACTTTATGGTACGAAACAAGTTATAATATAACATAAACGGAGGAAACTACATGAAAGACTATTTACAAGATATTGTACAACATACACACGGACTAGGATTTATTGATCTAGTTAAAGTTGAAGGTACAGACGAAGGAACAACATTGGAAGGATTAGCAGAAGATCGTTCTGTTATTATTAAAGCAAACTTTAAAAACACAGTAGCAGAGTTTATAGGTACTTTTGGTATGCCGAACCTAAATAAACTAGACTTGTTATTAAAAATACCAGTCTATAAAGAAAATGCTAAACTCGAGTTACAAAAGCAAGATCGCAACGGTGAAACAGTACCAGTAGGTATACACTTTGAAAACGAAGGTGGCGACTTTACTAATGATTATAGATTTATGACTAGTGAACTTATCAGCGAAAAACTCAAAAGTGTTAAATTCAAAGGTGTTGAGTGGACAGTAACATTTGAACCAACAATGGCGGCAGTACAACGATTAGCTTATCAGGCACAAGTACATTCTGAAGAATCAACATTTATTGCTAAAACTGTTAATGGTAATTTAGAATTTGTGTTTGGTGATCATTCTACACACGCTGGTAGCTTTGTATTCCAACCTGACGTTGAAGGCAAACTAACACACGCTTGGGCATGGCCTGTATTACAACTACAAGCAATTTTGAAACTGCCAGGTGATAAAACTATAATGTTCTCAGATCAAGGGGCCGCACAAATTAATGTTGATAGTGGACTTGCTGTTTACGAATATATATTACCAGCACAAAGTAAGTAGGAGAAATAAATGTTAGCAAGTTTTATGTATGTTGGGCGAGAAGCCTTAGAAATGATGTTTTTGTTGTTTATGATTACAGCAACAGTATCGTTAGATAAGAAGATGATTACCGCAGGAGCAGTCGGATTGCTTAGTGGTGCGGTAGGTGGAATGCTATTAGGTGAATTTTTAGAAGACTACGAAGTAATCATGTACGCCTTATTAAGTGGATTAATGCTTTACTTATTTTTTACAAGCAATAATTTACCAGCACACATTAAGGGTCACGTTCAAGCTATTGCTGATAATACAGCAACGGTTTGGGCAGGAATGTTTACAGTATGGTTTATATTCTTTAGAGAGAGCATGGAAATATTTACATTTATGTTTTCAAAGAGCGAAGCTGTAAGTTGGGCAGGAGCCGGCTTTGCTGTAATATTTGTTTCGGGACTATACAAAGTACTAGAAAATTATAAACACACAAAAGAATTATTTACAATCACACGTTACGCATTTTTGGCGTTTGCGATGTGGTTCGGATATGAGGCATTTGAACATTTTACTGGACAATAGATATGAGCAAATTAGCAACTGACTTAACAACTGATCAAAAAGACTATGCTATCTTTTTGCCGGCTATAAGTTCTTTTTATTCCACGTTTGTAGGGAAACAACGATATAGCGAATATGTTAAATATGATCGTGTTCCAAAAAACATGCTGGCAGGTGTAGAAAGTGGTAACTGGTTAGAGCCGGCCGCATCTATGTGGAACTACAAGTGGAGTTTGTACTCGGCAGGCCACGCTAGTTTAGAACTAGGGCAAATTGATAAAGAAGATATGACCCGTAACAGAGATCGTGATAATAGCTGGCTATTGGGTGACTCGGGAGGTTTCCAAATTGGCAAGGGTAAATGGGAAGGCGACTGGAGAGCAGGTAGTGGTTGCCCTAAAGCACAAAAGAAACGTAAGTTAGTTCTTGCTTGGATGGACAAGTACATGGACTACGGCATGATACTTGATATTCCGGCGTGGGTATCACGTTCACCAGAGGGTGCTAAAGCAAGCCAGATTAGTTCTTATCAAGAAGCCGTAGACGCTACAAAATTCAACAATGAATACTTTATTAATAATCGCAACGGAAATTGTAAGTTCCTAAATGTGCTACAAGGTGAAAACTTTGCCCAAGCAGATGACTGGTACGAACAAATGAAACATTTCTGCGATCCTAAAGTTTATCCAGACAATCACTTTAATGGTTGGTCAATGGGTGGACAAAATATGTGTGATATCCATTTAGCATTAAGACGGTTAGTAACATTACGGTTTGACGGATTACTTGAAGAAGGCAAACAAGACTTTATGCATTTCTTAGGAACATCTAAATTAGAATGGGGAATCATGCTAACAGCAGTTCAGCGAGCAATACGAAAATATCACAACCCTAATTTCACAGTAACTTATGATTGTGCTTCTCCGTTTTTGTGTACAGCAAATGGTCAACAATATACAAATTGGCGTTTAGATCACAATGGTAAATGGTCGTATATTATGGAACCAGCACCTGATGATAAAGCATTTAAGAATGACACAAGTAGTTGGGATATCCATTGTACTAAACATCACACTAACTGGTATCCTAGTCCGCTAAGTGAAGGAATGGTAGTTAACGATATATGTAAATATGGTCCTGGCGACCTAAATAAGAACAATAAAGAAGGCAACACTAGTTGGGATAGTTTTAGTTACTTCTTAATGATGAACCACAATGTTTATACACATATTAAATCAGTACAAGAAGCAAATAAGGCAATGGACGGTGGATCGTATCCAAACTGGCTTGTTAACGACGCAATTGAACGACAATCAGTATGTGAAATGATTGACAGGGTGTTCGAAATTAACGATAGAGATACAGCATTAGATTTTATTGAGCAACATCAAAAACTTTGGATGATGGTACCTGGGACTAGAGGTGCTATTGGTAAGAAAACTATAAACTCTAGTTCACAATTTAATGCTTTATTTGAATAGGATATAAAATGAAAAGAGAATATAACGGAACAATAAGAGATGATGTAAAGTTTTTTACAGGTATCGAAGTTGAAAAGACGTTAGCATTTGGAAAGAAAACTTTGTTTGTTAGCGGAATGCTTGATCCAAACGAAGTAGTTGAAATAGCAGTAAACAAAGGAATTGATCATGTTTACTTAGGTGCTAATCAAAGTTTTTGGTTAGACGACAAAGATGCTTCGGGTGTTGCTACACCAGAACAGAACAGAGGTTGGAACGCTTTGTTTAATACATTAAAAGAAGCAGGAATTTGGATTACATTGGACTATGATATTAAATATCATTCATGGGTCTTAGAGCAAGGATTTAACGAATACAACAAGTTTATTAGTATGATTAGTGTCAAGTTGCCACATGTGGATGCTCTTAACTACAATGCTTGTTTAAAAATAGATGATACAGATTTTGAAGCAACTAACACAGGTGTTTGGGTTCATCCTGTACATAATTTAAAAGATCCGTCAAAATATACTGATTGGTCTAAATATAAAAACGATAAGGGGATCTAATGAAAAATAAAACTGAAATCAGAGAATTACAGGATGAACATAAAAAACTCGACCGTGAAACAACTGATCTAGAAAAGGCTCGCCACGGAGATCGTACAACAAAATCAAAATATATGTTAGTAGAATTAAAAAAAGCCAAACTAGCTATCAAAGATAAAATTAATTTATTAAGATTTAAGAATAAAAAAGAAAATGGCTAATTACAAAACAGGTGGTCATGGCATGACATCAATGACATCTGTAGCGCCAGTGCCGAGTAAGAATTGGCATAAGATAAGAAAGATTGACGGCAGAAACAAACTCTATGGTGAGTTTGATTACCAAATACAAATCCCAACCCACACATTTCTGGAGGTGAGAGCGTGGTGTTGGGAAACCTGGGGACCGTCAATCGAGTATTTTTGGTACAATGATTACAAACGTAGTTACGCTTGTAATAGTGAATGGTGCTTTGATACAGACTTTGCTACTACAAGGTCTATCAATCATGGTGGTAGAAGAATGGGTATAATATATCTAGCAGGTGACCAAGAGCTTGATTTATTTTATTTAAAATGGTCGAGTAAAAACTAAAGGAATAGTATGTTATCAAGTTGTTTAAGTTTAATGGTGGCAATGTCACTACACGTTGGAATGGAAGGCGATTACCAATCAGTTCACCCACACGCTAGATGCGATGTTGATAATAAAATAGCAGGTGTATATTATAACAGTGAAAAAAGTCTTTCAGCGTATTTAGGCTATAAATTTGATATGCCATTTGACTCGGACCTTGAAGTAGGATTGGTAACTGGATATACTGGAGTAAAAGTGGCTCCTATGGTAAGGCTTGTTAAAGACAATTGGTACATAACACCTGCATATGAAACATCAAATGGTGGCAATTGGGGAATAGCAGTTGGATATGAATTTAAGTTATTTTAATGGTTGACTTTAACTGTACAATCTGTTATTATAATATAAAGCAAAGGAATTAAACATGAGTGAGAATACAGCTAACGTAGTAAATATACCTATCAGTCCTATGAGAGAAAGAGCGTTGGAAGAACGTAATGTTCAAGTAACTGATACATCTAAAAAAATGATATGGGTTACTTTCCAAAAAGAAGGAATACATAAGTATCCAGCGGCACTAACAGATCCTAATTTAGCAACAGGCGACGAGTATGATGTTAGCTTCTTAGGTTACCCACACAGACACATTTTTCATTTTAAAGTATGGATAGAAGTTTTTCACGATGATAGAGATATAGAGTTTATACAATTTAAACGTTGGCTAGAAAAACTGTATGCTGAAAAAACACTAGAACTAGATTACAAGTCTTGTGAAATGATGTGTGACGATTTACATAGTCAAATATCAGCACGTTATTCGCATCGTACTGTATGGATTGAAGTTTCTGAAGATGGCGAAAACGGTTCTTTTGTTCAATATGATAAAAATGTCGATGTACAGTAAAGAAATAACATTAAGAACATTAGATTTTAGTAACAGGCATCCTTGGAACACAGATGCTAATGGCAATAGCATTGAGGGAGGAGCCCTTAATGCCAACTACACACTAGTTGATGCTGTCGGTAACGTATGTAACTTTTTAGGAAAACATGGTTACACATACAAGGAAGATTTTGTATGGGACAACAACGGTTGGACTAAGGGCATGGATGAAGGGATTGTTTTAAAGTTCAACGATCCTAAACTAGAAACATTATTAGGTATAAAAAATGGCAAATAAAAAAACAAAAACAGTAAAAAAAGTAACACCTAAAACTGCTAAATCAACTACAGTAGAAAAAGATCCACATGATATTATAATGAATTTTCAAAATCTACTTATAGATGCTGATAACTTTCCTAGGGCAACTGATGATAAATCCTACGAACAGTTTTGGCTTGGTCTTAGAAAACATGGTCCAGAAATGTTAGGTATAACTAAAGCAATTTTAAGTGAGCTTGAAAAATCAATTAAATTATTAAAGCAGTCGCAAATCAAAGAAGCACAAGGATCTATCGAACTTGATGATTTAAAACTATCAATGGGCTCGGAGGGAGTTGATCCTGATGGTGCCGACAGGACACTTAGAAGAAAATAATGACAACGTACATCGTAGATATCGAAGCAGTAGATACTCGTTACACAGCACAGTGGAAAGAGCATCTACCTAAGCAACTAGCACGGCATAGTGATAAGCATGTGGTAGTGATATCTGGTGGTGACGTTCCGCAATCAACAACTCCGGGTGCTTTCTTAAATTTTGCTGGAACTAACAACTATAAAGCTCAACAGATGTTAGAGATTAGTAGATTGTTTGCTTCGGGTAGTATTAATGACGGTGACTACTTTTTATATACAGATGCTTGGAACCCTACAGTTATACAATTAAAGTATATGGCTTCGTTACTTAATATTCATATTAAAATAGGTGGTATGTGGCACGCCGGTAGTTACGATTCAGCAGACTTTTTAGGTAGATTAATTGGTAACACACCTTGGGTTAGACTTGCTGAAAAAAGTATGTTTGAGTGTTACGATGATAACTTCTTTGCTAGTAAATATCATGTAAGAATATTTACAGAAGCATTTCCTAGCATAATGCCTGAAAAAGTTAAAATTGTAGGCTGGCCAATGGAATACTTAGATAATATTATGGAACCTTATAAAGGTGCTCCTAAATACAATACTATTGTATTTCCTCACAGAGTAGCACCAGAAAAGCAACCAAAGATTTTTAAAGACTTGGCAAAAAGTATGCCACAATATAATTGGGTTATTGCTCAAGATGAGCAATTGTCTAAAGACGAATATCACAAACTACTTGCTACAAGTAAATTAGTGTTTAGTGCTAACTTACAAGAAACACTAGGCATTAGTTGGTATGAAGGTGCTTTGGTAGGGACACTACCAATGGTTCCAGATAGGTTAAGCTATACAGAAATGGCTACACCAGATGTACTGTATCCTAGCAAATGGACGGAATCATTTGCTAATTATTTGATTCATAAGGAAGACTTAATGAAACACATTGATAAGATGATGACATTAAACAATTATGAAGAAGTTTGTACAGAATTAACAAGCAACGTTTCAAGTTTCTTTAACGGTGACAAACTGTATGAAGCAGTTGAAACAATTTAACTTAGACATCCACGTCTATAACTCGGAGAGACAATAATGGAAATAAGCAACGTAATAAGACAAAGACTATTAGCAAAGAACAAAAGGTTTCATTGTAATGATAATATATCTGACTTTATTGAAGAAGGAGAATTAGATTTACTACAAAATGAAGTAGAAAAGAAGTTACAAGGTGTTATGGAGAGTTTGGTTATTGATACTGAACACGATCATAATACAGGCGACACAGCAAGGCGTGTGGCTAAAATGTATATTAAAGAAATATTTGGCGGCAGGTACACACCTTCCCCACGAATAACTTCATTCCCTAATATGGGGTATAAAAGTTTATATACTTCAGGACCAATTAGCATTAGATCAACTTGTGCTCATCACTTTCAGAATATTGTAGGAAAAGCATGGATTGGTATCATACCAGAAGACGAAGTTATTGGATTAAGTAAGTTTAACAGATTAGTTCATCATATATCTGAACGTCCTCAAATTCAAGAGGAAATGACAACACAGATTGCTGAAGAACTTGTAACTTTTGCTAAGACACCAAATGTAGCAGTCGTAGTAAAAGCCGAACATCACTGTATGACCCATAGGGGAGTACGTGAGCATGAGTCTGACATGACAACAGCTATCATGTTAGGTGCTTTTAACACAGACCCAGCACTTAAACAAGAATTTTATGATATTTGTTTAAGTATGAAAGGTCATTCATGATAAATATAAATATTATTAACAATTGGAGAAAATATAATGGCAAAACATAAGGAAGGCCACGACGTACCTTTTATTCAATGGAAAATGAGAGTGGACGGGAGTTACGAAACAGTAGATAGTGACTTTTGGTTTAAAGGTAAGACAGTTGTACTATTTTCAGTACCAGGCGCTTTTACTCCAACTTGTTCTACACAGCATTTACCGGGATACGAGGATAGGTATCAAGAATTTAAAGACGAAGGCATCGACGAAGTTTATTGTGTATCAGTAAACGACTCGTTTGTAATGAATGCTTGGGGCAAAGATTTAGGAATCGAAAATGTTAAACTATTGCCAGACGGCAATGGCATGTTTACTAAACGTATGGAACAACTCGTAGATAAACAAATTGACGGTATGGGTGTTAGGTCATGGCGATATGCTATGGTTATTAAAAACGGTGTAATTATTAAGCAATGGGTTGAAGAAGGCAAAACAGACAATGCTTCAATTGATCCATATTCAAATACAGATCCAGGTACAGTTATTAACTGGATGACTGGCGACTACGGCAAAGATAAATTAAAATAAGGTTAGGATAACAAATGGGTAGAAGATAGGGAACTTAAGGTTTCCTATTTTTTTGGAGATAATTGGAAAAAGTTAAAAAAAAAGGTTGACATCATGGGTAAAGTTTGCTATAATAAACACACTAGTTAAGAAAAACTTTAATCTAGTATTACTAAAACAAATACCTATGGAGGGTAATTTAAAATGACTAAGAAAACAATTAACGCTCGTGTGCTAGAGGCATTCGAAAAAGGACAGGAACTAACTTCAAAACAAATCGCTTCACGTTTTGGTGCTGGTAACCCACAATCAGTAGTACAATCACTACGTTTTGCTGGATATCCGATTTATCTTAACGCTAAGAAAACTGGCGTTTCTAAGTACCGTTTAGGTACTGCTAGCCGCAAGATTATCTCTGCTGGTTACAAAGCAATGGCTACAACAGCCGTATAAATGCTTAATAGACAATCGTCTAAAAAGCATAAGGTTAAAACGGCTTCGGCCGTTTTGCCTGACTTTCATAAGCCTATGAACACTTTTGGTTTTTATATTGCTTATTGGAAAGATATTGAAAGTGACCCAAGTTGGAGATCACTTAAAGATATACAAGCAAGTAAACCGGCTACATGTGTTAGCACAGGATGGCTTGTTAAGAAAGATAAAGAAACTCATGTATTAATGAGTGACTTTAATTTTGGTAAAGATGGTGAGATTGGTGAGGGTGGGTCAAGTACTGTAATACCGTCTACTAATGTACTAAAACTAATCAAAGTGGAGATTTAATATGAAAATAACACTACTAACTTTATTTAGAACAATACTTATAGTACTATTGTTTTGGATAGGCTTCTCGATCAATTCAATGCTTAATAGGCTTGATGATTTAGGCGCCAACATTGATGCAGTTTATAATGAACTGTCAACAGAGATGGGATCTATTTCTCAAGACTTCGATTACTTTAAAGTCGATAATGCTTTGGTAATAGATTTACTAGAAAGTACTATTATTAATAAACACAACAACGAAGGAACACAATGAGCACTGGCACAATAAAATGGTTTAACCCTACAAAGGGTTTTGGTTTTATAGATACTGGCGAAGAAGGTAAAGATATCTTCCTACATGTTTCCGCTTTACAAGAGTCTGGTATAGACCAAATCACCGAAGGTGATTCTATATCTTATGATGTTGGCGAGAACAGAGGAAAACCTACTGCGATCAATATTAAAAAACTATAAGACAATTTTTTAAATTATTACTAATAAATTAATAACACTTGACTAATGAACAATTCAATGTTGTGTTTTCTATTAATAAATTTAAACAAGAGTTTAACGGTAAGTTATTCCTTAACTAACTATACGAGTTCAATACCTGTTTTACCGTGGGAATTGAATTCACCTTTTATCGGAGATCACCGTGAAAAAGATTTACCTTATAATATTATTAATGGTAGCAGGGCAAACCCTAGCTAACCCTAACAATTCGAACAACGCTATATCAGATGCCTATCAGGCAACTTTGGACACCCTTTGTCCCACAATAGAAAAACTAGCCAAAAAACTATATAACTATGCTGATTGGGGTATTACCTACAATACAGCAATAGTTCATGTTAAAAAATCCTTTTATAAAGTAGTACCAGAAGGTACACTTGGTCGAGAACAATTAGAATTAGAATTAGAAAATTCTGTAGAATATGTTTTAATATCTCATAACCAACATGTAGGATTAACTGAAGTAATCAACACTACTACACAATCTTGTTATAGTACTTTTGAAAATACTATAAAAAACACCTAAATCACCTAAAAAAACACCTAAATCACTAGAAAATGGTTGACCTTTGGCCTTAATGAGTGTATAATACATAGTATTAAGTTAATAAAAGGGAGTACAAATGTTTCTAAGTAAAACAATCAAACTTATCTTAACAGGACTTTTTATAAGTCTATTATCTGCTTGTGGCAGTGGTGGCGGTGGATCACCTAGCACAGTTGCTAACACAATGAAAACTGTTAGTTTAGCAATTGACACAAGTGTTCTTAATTCTAATGCTACATGGTCGGGGAATACAAGTGCGACTATGGCTCTCGTTGAAAAAATGGACGGGATGGCAGGTGCCTTAATGGGAATGGATGAACAAGCAACATTATCCTATATGGCTTACTTAACAACAGGTGATTTGAATAGTTTAAAAGACTTTCAACCTATGTTAAAAAATCTGCTAGAAGTAGAGCAACAAATAAAATCTGTAATAGATCCTAATTTAAATACTCTAATGGATAGCGATCCTAACTTTAAAACAAACTATGCTGAATATAAAGCATACATGGTTGTTATTAAGGAACTAGATGCTTTTATTACTGCCCACAAAGACGGGTCAGCGTTTGAAACAGACAATTACCAATGGCTACTAAATGACAATGCTTTTGATCAGAAAATTGCTACAAACACCACAGACCAAAAAGAAAAGATCCAAACAAAATACGACTTGGCTGACATGACAACAGAAAATGTTGTTGTAACATATAGTGCCACCGAACGAGTAGTAGTTAAAACAAATGATACAAGAGTTAAATCAACAACAGACCTTACTAGGATCGAAGTAGTAGGTACTGTAACGAGTACATGGACTGACACTTATACTATAACAACAACATACAGTTCATACACAGACGATACTGTAAATTATACAAGGACTGATGTTAAAACTACAAACGGTGATGGAACAACTAGTACTGAACAAGGAACAGCATCAGAAACAAGTAGAACAGTAGGTACTGTTGTAGAACATTCAGTATCAGATGGTGCTAGTGCCTTGACTGGTAGTGTGCTAGTGTCAGAAGTAGATTCGAATGATGTAAACATTAATACATTAGGAAACAGTATTATTCAACAAGTAAAAATAGTTGATAACAGTTTAAGTATATTACAAACAAATAATATTAGTGCTTTAGTATCTGTAGAGCAAGGCGACTTTGTATCTGCTGTTGCTGGCTTTAAAGCAATAGCAACATTAAAAGCAACTGTAGATGGGTTGTCAACTGCTGACAAACTTACATTAGATAGTATGACTGTTACTGTTACATATAAAAGCGGTCTGTCAGAAACTGTTACATTAACTGAAGCTATTGACATAGCCGATGGTATGTATGATCGATATTACAAGGGCTATGAAACGTTTTGGCAATACGGTGCTGATAATGGTAACGTAGATAATAATAGTACTGCCTTTAAAGAACTAAAAGAAAAAGTAAACGAAGATACTAATAAATCAGACGCGGATCTTAAGACTACATATACGAGACATGTAGTATCTTCAGTAAGCAATGTTGTGAACACTAGTGCGGTTGTGAGAGTAGTTATATCCACCGGAGCAACAGAAACACTATCAGTAACTGACTCTACTGTTGTCGAAGTAACAGGAACAGTAACTAAAACATACAAAGATACTTACACAGTAACAAGGACTTACAGTTCATATAGAGATGATACTGTAAGTTATACAAGAACTGATGTTGTAAAAACATATGATGATGGTACAACTAGCACAACAACAGGAGAAACAGAAACTGTTGGAACATCAGCGGGTAACATTGTGGAACATGGTATTACTGACAGTAATCCTGTTCGTACCGGGCGTGTATTAATATCAACTGTAGATAGCGGAACCGGTGGTGGCGATGATGGCACTACATATAACGAAGCTGACTTAGGTACTAAGACTACTGGACTCTCAAGTAGCCCTGATGCCTTTCTAACTAGTGAAGTATACGCCTATTGTGGATACTATTCAGGTTGTACATTAAATAATTTATATGCTTTTACAGATGAAAATCGTGCCAATGGCTCGGGTACAAGTTACCAACACATAGAAGCCGCAGGTATTAATAGTGCTTGGGCCAGGGGTTGGACGGGTAAGGGTGTTAACATTGGTATTATTGACACAGGTGTTAATATTAACCATGACGAACTAGATGGACAAATCGGTGGCGTTTATAATAACGAATCAACAGACTGGAATGGACACGGGTCACACGTAGCTGGCACAATGGTTGCTAAACGTGACGGAGAAGGTACAGTTGGTGTAGCATTTGACTCTAAACTATATGTAGTTAGGTCGTTAAGTTTAGGTTATTTAGATTCTAATTATTGGGATTTCTTTAAAGACAATAATGTTGATGTTGTTAATTTAAGTATTAATAGTCGTTGGGATAGTAATATTAGTTTCAATGACGGATACACAGTAGGCAGTGATATTAATAATACACAGGACACATATCAATCGTTATCACTTATAGATGCTGATAAAAATACATATAAATGGAACAAGACTGTTTGGAAAAATGGCGGTTATGTAAATCTAGATCAAGTAATAGCAAAAAACGACAGTGGTGATTATGTATATGGCGGGATGACTTCAATCAATGCTTTAAAGGCTAATATGGCTAACAGTGATATCATTCTTGTTAATAGTGCCGGTAATAGTCAAAAAATTGCTATGGCTCCGGGCTGGTATGCTACTGCCACAAATGATGACGGTAGTTTAATGTTAGACGGCAGGGTGATCATAGTTGGATCATATGATTCTGCCAGTGGCACAAACAACTCATACTCTGCTACTGCTGGCGGCATTTGTTGGGATGTCGTAAATGATGTCTGTCAAGATGAATATACTGTAAGTGACTTCTTTATTAGAGCTCCGGAGAGTATGACATCGCTAGATAATTATGATAGCCAATACACTAGCATGAGTGGAACTAGTATGGCGGCACCTGTTGTAACAGGTAGTGTTGCTTTACTTAGGCAAATGTGGCCACATATGACAGGCTCTAATACAGTAGACCTAATATTATCTACTGCTGATAAAACATATAGTGGATATGATGTTGGAATTGACGGACAAGGTAGATTAGATATGAAGGCTGCCACAAACCCAATAGGCGCCACAGGTATTCCGACAACCGGAAGAGCAGATGGTAATACAGTTAGTTCAAACGGATATGTAGCGGGTAATAATAATTTACCTAGTTCATTGAGTTCGTTGATAGTAGAAATAGACGACATAGCATATAACAGAGAATGGCTAATACCACTTGCTAATGCTAATGTACCAATTGACACAGCATTTCATTCATATACACAATATGCCGGATTAACATCATTTGGTACTAGTGATTTTGCTGTACACCTTAGAGAAGAAAATAGTACAGACAGTATTGCTGTAACAGTAGACGGTACTACATTTGGTTATATGAAAGAAGAAGGAGCATACTTAGGTAGATACTTTAATGGTATGTTTGATATTGGTGGAACAGAGACAGCGTTCTTACAAACAGGCGAAAGTTGGGATTACGGAAACAGCAGAGTATCTGCTAATTTAAACTTAGGTTATACTAAGGTTGCTACACTAGGTAATTCACTTATTAATGATAGTGATGACTTAATGAGTTACGGTTGGAAAGTACAAAACGATACAATGCTTGATAACAACTGGAGCATGACTAGTTTCATTAGTCAACCAGTTAGTGTATTCTCAGGTAGTATGAACATTAACGCTCCTACTAGCAGAAGTGGTAATGATGTTAGTTATACTAATACTGAATGGAGTCAAAGTGCTAAAGTAGAAACTGACATAGGATTAGGCTTTGGATATAAGCAAGAAAACTTTAATTGGGACATAAGCGGTGTACACAGGTTTGATACTGCTGTAGGTGACGATTACAATATTACTACTTCATTTAAGTGGTTATTTTAGGAGAGGGAAATGACAATTAAGAAAAAGTTTTATACATGGGGGCATGTAGAAAAAATGTGTACACAACTAGTCACACAACTTTACGATAGTGAATGGAAGCCAGATTACATTGTAGGTGTTACACGAGGAGGCAATGTGCCTGCTACTATTCTAAGTAACATGACAGGTATTAGATGTGAAGCGGTAAAGGTTGCTTTACGTGATGGTGAAACTGGAAAGTCAGGTGATAGTATTGCTTGGATGGCCAATGATGCTCTTAATGGTAAGAAGATATTAGTAGTCGATGACATCAATGATACTGGTGCTACATTTCAATGGATTGCTGACGACTGGAAACTTAACGGTGACGACAATGTTCGCTTCGCTGTTTTGACTGAAAACTTATCAAGTGACTTTGACCGTGTTCAATATTCATGTGATGAGGTTAACAAAGCAGAAGAAGATGTTTGGTTAGTTTATCCATGGGAGAATGTCGGTGAATACCATGGCTAGAGCATATAAGAAATACACTTGTAGGTATACTGTCGAATGGCCAGTTGATGAATTTGGTAGGCTTGGTGGAATGTATGCCTTGGCTGACTCGCCGATTCACGGGTATGTTAAACAAGAACGTGACGGAGTATTACTAACAATAGATTCTAGACGCGAACAATATGAAGTACAAGATGTTCAGAAGCAATTTGTAAAACGTGTAGTGGCATTTAATAATGTCACAGATATAAAGGAAGTTCCAAATGAATAAGATAAATATGTTGACAGTCCCTAGTACTTGTGTTATAATAGTACTATGAAACAGACAAACGAGGTCTTCAAGGGATCGACCCTCACTAAATATTCCGCCCCCTCTATTAACATTAATCAGAGGATAAAATAATGACAAAACAAAAGAAGTATGTTTCTACAAAAACATATCATCAACAATTTCCTGTTGCTTACAGGCAGTGGCGAGCAGACAGCCATTGTAATATAATTCATGGATATGCTTTAAGTTTCCATTTTGAATTTGAATCAGATGACCTAGACGTAAGAAACTGGGTTATGGACTTTGGTGGACTAAGACCATTAAAAGACTTACTTTCTGATTGGTTTGATCATACAACACTATTAGCTATGGATGATCCAAATTATGACGACATTAAAAAATTAGGCACTCTCGGCATTGCTAAAATTACAGAAGTTGAAAAAACAGGCTGTGAAGGAATTGCTGATTTTTTATACGAATACATCAATACAATATTTTTAAAGGACTACGGCGAAGCTGATAGAATTTGGTGTTGTAGAGTTGAAGTAAGAGAAACAGACGCTAACATGTCTTATAGACAAGGCCATAGAGAAGATGGCGATTTTCAATAACAGGAGAACACAATGGCATTAATACCAATAGTAATAGAACAAACATCAAAAGGCGAACGTAGTTACGACATTTATAGTAGACTACTAAAAGATCGTATTATAATGTTAAGTGGCGAAGTAGAAGAAAACATGGCTAATGCCATTGTGGCTCAACTACTGTTTTTAGAAAGTCAAGACCCAGAAAAAGACATTACAATTTATATCAACTCACCAGGCGGGTCAGTAACTGCTGGAATGAGTATGTTAGATACAATGAACTTTGTTAAATGTGATATCACAACTGTAGTAATGGGGCAAGCCTGTTCTATGGGGTCGTTGTTAGCAAGTGCTGGTACTAAAGGTAAACGTTTTATGTTACCTAATGCTAGACACATGATACATCAACCTTTAGGTGGATTTAGTGGACAAGCAACTGATGTAGAAATTAGAGCAAAAGAATTGTTACGCTGGAAAGTAGTATTAACAGAAATTTATGTTAAAGCAACAGGTAAGGATTTTGAGACACTAAAGAAAGATATGGATCGTGACAATTTTATGACATCGGAACAAGCTGTAGCATATGGCCTTGCTGATAAAATTATCACTGAAAGGGAAACTGATGGCAAGTAAGATTAGGTACTCAGAAGCATTTTATAGTATTCAAGGAGAAGGAAAGTATGTTGGTGTGCCAAGTGTATTTTTAAGAACGTTTGGTTGTAATTTTAGATGTAAGTTATTTGGGCGTGATAAGACAGAATCTTATCCAGGACTAAATAATGCTAATCCTGAAGTACAAACAATCCTTGACACACTAGACAACTACGACAAGTTTGAAGACTTGCCTATTGTACATACAGGGTGCGATACTTACGCTTCAATTTATCCACAGTTTAAAAGGTTTATGAAAGATGATGATATTGATTCTTTAGTAGACTACTTATTAACATTAACACCAAATGGTCAATGGACTCTCCCAAATGGGCAGGACATACATTTAATTTTTACAGGTGGCGAACCGTTGCTAGGGTGGCAACGGGCTTATGTTGACTTACTGGAACACCCAAAAATGAAGGATCTACAAAATGTTACATTTGAAACAAATACCACACAAGCTCTTAGACCTGAGTTTAGAGAGTATCTTGAGTCTCAAGGCAGGCTTAGAATCACTTGGTCTTGCTCCCCGAAACTCTCAGTATCGGGAGAAACTTGGGCTGATGCTATTAAACCTGATATCGCTCGTTCTTATTACGATGTCCCTAATACTGATTTTTATTTTAAATTTGTTGTCGCTGATGCTGATGACGTTAATGAAGTTGATCGGGCTGTTGCGGAATATACAAAAGCCGGTGTTAAATGTCCTGTATATACCATGCCGTTGGGTGGGAGATATGACGAGTACAAGGCTAATGCCCAGAGAGTGGCAAAACTGGCAATGGAAAAAGGCTGGAGATACACACCAAGACTCCACGTCGACATCTTTGGAAACGCTTGGGGAACATAAGATACCTAGCATACCCGGAGAACTTGGCGATCCGGTAGAAGAATTTAGAAAGAAAGGATTAGTATAGGAGAATATATGGAAAATCCATTAAAGAAGTTGTTTAAGAAAAATGCTAAAACAAAAGAAGAACACAAGTCCGAAAAGGATATTGCTACCGAAGAGAAACTACCATATGTAAATGTAGTTGGCTTTGAATTAGATAACCCTAGCAAACCAGACCAGGGTGCCTTTGAACTAGATTGGAATATTTATTTTGTAAACCAATTAAGAAAAGAAGGTTACCAAGGAACTACAGATGAAGATGTAGTTGATATTTGGTTTCAAAAGGTATGTAGGAATGTAGCATTAGAAACATGGGAAAACTATGATGCTGATCCAGATAATAGAGTCACAACAGTTAAACGTGACGATGGAAAAACAGAGGTCAGTTAAGAATGCATTTTTTAAGTTACGGTGACGGTCACTCCGGAGGTGTTTGTAGTTTTACAGACTATCTCCAAGCAAACGAAGACGGAGCCTGGGTAGGATTAGAACGTTACCCACATCCTACTGATACACAGTACAGTTGGGTTACTAGAATGGCAGAAGTGTATTCAGCAAGGGCTAAAAGTTTTTGTAGGCATAATGCTAGTTTTGAATCAATATTACAAGAAGTATGCGACTCAATTGATATGTACGGGTTTGACCAGTGTTATTCTTTTATAGGAATACCTTATTGGAAACGAAGAATATATCATTTATACGGTGATTGGGGTAGTGCTAAAGATCATCATTGGAGTTTACATTATAAAAAATTCGGCATTGATTGCTGTATGGACGGCACCGAGTTTGATAGAGAACATGGCAGACAACTTATAGTAGAAATGCTTAGAACTAACGGAGTTAAGTCGATGGATACTACATTTAAATCATGGTATGATGAGAGATTTGCCGAGCTTGTTACAAAGAATGGATTAAACTTAGGTTCAGAATATGACCCCATGGTAGCATACCATCCAGAGAACGATAAATTTAATACTATTATTGAAGAATGGCTCGATACTGTAGAGAAAGAATACTTAGCTGAATGTGAGATTATAAATGCTATAACACACGTTTCAGAGCAAAATGAACATTTTATGCCTTTGTTACTACAGACTATAAAACTGATAAAAGAATCCAAGCACGAGTTCTTTTTTTACTTTACAGAGGAAACATGGCCATTTCCAAAAAATAACAGTAAGTTTAATTACACCATAAAAGATTGGGGCGACCCTGAGGAGTCTGAACTAATTAAAGAAATAGTTCAGTTAGACTATCCTAATGTTTATTGGTTCTGGGGGGTTTCTATGATGCGATTTTTTAGCGAACACTTAGACAACGCTTCACCTAAAAAATTAAAATATTACAAACATGAAGACCATTATCAATTTTCAAAATACATGAGAAGAACCATTACAGATCACAAACCAATATAGGTGAAATATGAAATACTTAATAGTAGACACAGCAAATACATTTTTTAGAGCAAGGCACGTCGCGTACAGAGGTGCCACTATAGATGAAAAGGTCGGGTTAAGCATCCATATCACAATGAATAGTGTTAATAAAGTATTCCGTAGGTTTCAAGCAGATCACGTAGTATTTTGCTTAGAGGGTCGAAGCTGGCGTAAAGACTTTTACGAACCGTATAAGAAAAATAGGCAAGTTGCTAGACAGGCACTAACAGATCAAGAAGTTGAAGAAGATACAGCATTTTGGGAAACATTCGACGACCTTACATCATTTATAAGAGATAAGAGTAACTGTACTGTTCTTCGCAATGAAATCGCAGAAGCAGACGACTTAATTGCTAGGTTTATACATAAGCATCCAAATGACGAACATTATATTATTAGTAGCGACACCGACTTTATACAGTTAATAACACCTACTGTAAAACAATACAACGGTATTACAGATGAATTACATACTGTTGAAGGCATATTTAATGATAGAGGTAATAGGGTACTTGATAAAAAGACCAAAGAGCCCAAAGTAATACCTGATCCAAAGTGGTTATTGTTTGAAAAATGTATGAGAGGAGATTCAAGCGACAATGTGTTTAGTGCTTATCCGGGTGTTCGTAAAAAAGGTTCCAAAAACAAAGTAGGACTATTAGAAGCATACGATGATAAGAACCGTAAAGGCTTTAACTGGAACAACTTAATGCTACAGCGGTGGGTAGATCACAACGAAGTTGAGCACAGGGTATTAGACGATTACAATCGCAATGTTACCTTAGTTGACTTGACGGCACAGCCTACTGAAATTTTAGAATATATAGACGAAACAATAAATGCGATAGAACCTAAAAACTTTCCTATGGTAGGGGCAAGGTTTTTACAGTTTTGCGGCAAGTACGATTTACAAAAGATAAGTGATAACATAGATAGTTATGCTCACTTTTTACAATTAGGTTATAAGGAGTAATATCAATGACAGTTAAATTAAAAACAATTATCAAAAACAACTTTTGGATACTAGAAGAAGACGGTACCAAAGTTGGAACCGTAAGTAAAAAAGACGAAGAACATTTTCAACTTCTTAGCAATAATCTACCCCGACCAGTTGATATGACATTTGATGACATTATTACAAAATGGGGTGAGGACTGTTTTAAATCACCAGTTAGGGTTGACGTAGAACACAGCATTACCACAGCCGACGAAGTATATCTATTATTTGGATATCCGTGTGCTAGTAAACCTACAAACGAAATGTATGATGTACAACGTCGACTACCGTTGTACACAAAAAATAATAAATCAAATAGTGTACATTCGGCAGGTTATTACATTGTAGAATATCCTAGTAATGGTTGGTCACGAGGCTTTTGTCCTAAACTAATTACGTTAGAAAGTTACCCGTACCAAGGACCATTTAAAACTAAAGCAGATATGGCATTAGCACTTAAGAAAAGCAGAGTCAAATGAGTCTACACATAGATAAATTTAGACAGTTAGTACAAGCAAACCAACAAAAACAGGCGTCTAGCACCGTCTTAGACACCCGTACAGCGACGGACTTATTACATAGCATTACTGAGCTTCAAACAAAATTAATCAACGTACAGAGCGATTTAATAGAATCACAAAAACATCTAATAGCTTCACAAGTAGTAGAAGTCGAAATGGATGGAGAAAATTGGTCTAGTTAAACACCCATATAAACGGAGTTATATACTCACAGAATAATGATAAATACTCGTATAATAAGGAGTATCAAACGTGAGTAGACCAAAGCCAGTTGTTATACTAGAACAAACAGACAAGAAAAGCTATCAAACAATCCAAGTCCTTGCCAGTAGCGGCATATGGGCTGTATACTATGAAGGCAGACCCATTAACTTAAAAACGTTTAATATGTTAGTTTCATATCCAGGACCTAAATATAAAAAGGTAGCATTTTCTAATCCAGGACATGCTATTAATCTTGCTAAAAAAATGAATGCGAAATACGACACTGACAGATTTACTGTAGTTAAGTTAGAGTCCGGTGAAAACGTCCCCATCTAAGAAAGCTGAAATAACAACAGCTCTCGTCCAACAATTACAAGGCATATCTAAAGAAGAAGCACTATCGCAATGGTGGCAAAATACTAGAGTTGATTCGGGATTACGTCTTACAGAATTTGGCTTTAATACATTCGTAACTAAATTGTTCGTAAAACGATACACTATATCCTTAGAACAATCAATCAAACATATTAAGAATAATCCGAGAGTATTATTAGAATTAGACAGACACTTAACTTGTCCGTATTTCTTCCCTCCTCGTAAACAAGCTATTATCTTATTTGGTGAACAAGAGGCAAATATGGTGTCATTATACAACGGTGATATCATGCTTTATATGAAAAATACCGCTTCTTGGTACTAAAAACTATGTAAAATTAAGGCCAAAAATAAACTAAATTTAAAAAAAGATTGAAAGTAGTTGTATATCAATGACTTACAGACGAAAAAAAGACGTGAAAATGGTTGACTTTTGGCCTAAATGAGCGTATAATACATAGTATAGTTAATAAAAGGAGTAAGTAAATATGTCAATTACAGAACACAGAACAGTAACTTCCGAAGGTGCTCGTCGAAGCATTATAAAAGCATTTGCTAAAAAACGTCCGTTATTCCTTTGGGGTCCAATGGGCATTGGTAAATCAGAACTAGCACAAGGGTTAGTTGATTCAGGTGAACTAGGTAATGCTTTACTAATTGATCTTCGAATGGCACTTATGGAACCTACAGACATTAAAGGTATTCCGTTTTATAATAAAGATTCAGGTACAATGGATTGGGCTCCTCCAGTTGATTTACCGAGTACAGAATTAGCTAAACAGTACGATACAGTTGTATTGTTTTTAGACGAACTTAACTCTGCTCCGCCAAGTACACAGGCAGCGGCATACCAGTTAGTTCTTAACCGCAGGGTTGGTAACTATGCTTTACCTGAAAATGTTGTAATGATTGCGGCAGGTAACAGGGAAACTGATAAGGGTGTTGTTTACAGGATGCCTGCTCCGTTGGCTAACAGATTTTTACATTTAGAAATGCGAGTTGATTATGATAGCTGGTTGAACTGGGCTGTTAACAACAATATCCATTCTGATGTTATTGGACACATTACTGTTCATAAACAAGATTTATTTGACTTTGATCCTAAGGGTTCAAGTCGTGCTTTTGCTACACCTAGAAGTTGGACATTTGTTTCGGAACTAATCAACGATGATGATTTAGATGACGAAACATTTACTGATTTGGTATCAGGTGCGATTGGTGAAGGTATTGCTGTTAAGTTTATGGCAACACGAAAGGCTCGTAATAAACTACCTAACCCAACTGACATCTTAGATGGAAAGGTTAAGACACTTGACAAACATGTTGAGATGAGTGGACGTTATTCACTTACAATGTCTATGTGTTTTGAGTTACGTGAACGAGCTTTAAAGAATAAAGCAGGAGCTCAAAAGTATATTGAGAACTTCTTAAGGTTTATGATGGACAACTTTGATGCTGAACTAACTGTAATGGGAGCTCAGACTGCCATTGTACGATATGGCATTAATGTTAAGCCAAAAGAGTTGCCTAGCTTTAATGAGTTCCATGAGCGTTTTGGCAAGTATATCAGAAAAGCTCGTTCAATGGACGAGAAATAGGAGAGTTTAATGTCAAATATTAATCCTACTGCTAAAAAAGATGTTAAGCCTGGCTGTGAAGTTGGGTTTGATACTGATCCTAAATTAGATTTAAGGGTTCGTGAGCAACTAGTTCAAGCTAGAATTGGTTTGCTTATACTACATCCTTTTTATGGTAACCTTGCTTTAAGACTTAAACTAGTAAATGCTGATGCTTGGTGTCCTACTGCGGCAACAGACGGACGTAACTTTTTTTACAATACCAAATTTATTGAAAGACTAGAAGACGGCGAGATTTTGTTTTTAATGGGACATGAAATACTTCACGTAGTTTATGACCATATGGCCCGAAACGATGGTAGAGATCCGCAATTATCAAACATTGCCGCTGACTATTGTGTTAACGGTGATTTAATACAAAACAAAGTTGGCACGCCTATTAAAATTGTTCCTATTTTACACGAACGTAAATACTACGGTTGGTCATTTGAAAAAGTATATGATGATCTTTATGAGAATGCTGATAAAATAGATATGGAAGATCTATTAGAGCAACTATTAGATGAGCATTTAGATGGTAAAGATGGTGATAGTAATAACGGTGGTGATCAAGAACTAGATTCCAATGGTAACCCTGTTAGCAAGAGCAAACCTAAAATGTCTGATAAAGAGCGTAGAGCAATTAAAGACGAAATGAAAGAGGCTGTATTAAATGCGGCCGCGGCGGCAGGTGGACCAGCAGGAAATATGCCTTCAGGTGTTAAAAGACTTATTGAACAATGGACTGCTCCTAAATTAGATTGGAGAGAAATACTTCAACAACAGATTCAATCAACTATTAAAAACGATTTTACATTCCAGAAAATTAATCGTAGAAGTTGGCACATGGATGCTATTCTTCCAGGCATGAGCAATGATGAGAAAATTGATATTTGCCTTTGTGTTGACATGTCAGGTTCAGTTTCAAGTTCAATGATAAAGGACTTCTTTAGTGAAGTTAAAGGTATTACTGATATGTACGAAGATTATAATATTCAATTATGGTGCTTTGATACTGAAGTTTATGGTTATGCTAAATTTGATCCTACTAACATTGATGAACTATTAGACTACGAACCAATGGGCGGTGGTGGCACTGAGTTTGATGTTAACTGGAAATTTATGAAAGAACACGACATTGAACCTAAGAAATTAATTATGCTTACAGATGGTTATCCTTGGGGTAGTTGGGGTGACGAAGACTACTGTGATACAGTTTTTATTATTCACGGTGCTAAGAACATTGAAGCACCATTTGGTATTACTTGTCATTATGAAGAAGCGTAATGACTAGTTTACTGTTAATGCTTATAGTATTTTATATAGGATATTTTATCGTGTATAATCTAATTGGAATAACTAGACCTATTAGTATAATACATTTGCCGTTAAAAGTAATACTCTTTATAGGTACCTTTTTATTCTTTTGTGGTTGGTTTTTATTATTCATATTTACGTTGGCGGGCTAGATGTCAGATATTAATCCACTTAATGTATTAGGCAAACGAATAGTAGAATCGTTGCCATTACACTTCACTACAATCCAAATTAACTGTAATTCATGGAAAACTGCCGACTCTATTAAACAAATAAGATTTTGGGCTTACACTAGTTTGGAAGGAAGATTTTGGGTAGGCGAAAGTTCTGAAGAATATTCTTATAGAGGAGACAACTCAATTACAGTAGCATTTGAAGATTCCTCTGAGGCAACTTACTTTAGTTTAGCATATCCGCACGACAGAGAGGACGATACACCGTTCTAATCCAAATAGTATTTCAAACCAGAAATATAATTAATTGATTCATTTAATATTAAATACAAACAGTATATAATGATTGAACAATTATATATTCAACAATGGAGAGTATTACAATGACAGACGAAACTAATGATTTAGAAAACGTTGACACAGACAACGTGGAAGAAACTACTACTGAAGCAACTGCTCCAGCAGAAGGAACACCAACACCGGTCGGTGGACCAGGGTTAACACTAGGTGACTTACGACTAGTAGCTAGGATTATTCAAATATCCGGCGAACGCGGAGCCATCAGAGCAGACGAAATGGCAACTGTTGGAGATCTATATAATAGATTAGTACAATGGTTAAACGCAATTCAACCAGCACCAGCACCAGCGCCAACAAGTGATACACCGGTTGCCGGAACTGATGAATTATCAGAAGAAAATGAAACACCTACTGAAGAATCAACTGATTCAGACGAAGGTAACACAGGAGAATAATATGGCTTCTATTAAACATACAGGAACTCACAACAATAAAAAAATTGTTGTCCTGTTTAAAAAAACACCAAACGAAGATCACATGGCGCTAGTAACATATAGCGACAGTATGCCATCAGTATTACACGATGCTGTTATGGAATGTGTTCAAAGTGATATAGGTCAACAAGCAGATAATCTTGCTGATGCCCTACAAAGAAAAACTATGACCGACGGACGTATTGCGTTAACCGCATTACATGAAGGTGGGTACATTAAGAAGGTTCAGACAAGCCAAGTTTTAATGAGACCTAATGCTAAATCTACTATAAGGTTAGATGAGCTAAACACAGTCATAGACGGATTGAAAGCAGGTGGCGATGCCGCCGAGAAAATGAAAGAACTTGATGCTAATGCTGGAATGGTTATGCCGGCATCTAGGGGTAGAGATGTGGGTGAACCAAATATACCTACACCAACTGCGGCAATGGATGATAACACTATTGCTACAAACCTACTTAACCAAGCTAAAGGATTAGAAAACGAAGTATCGAGTCTAAGAGAACAAGCGTATAACTTAGATCCTGATCTAAGACCACGTCGCGGACGCCCAGCGAAAAAGACTACTACGGGTGCCTGATTACAACGATGATGTAGATTACGATAAAATAATCCAACAGCAATGGAGCGATCTTCTATCTGAAATACCAATGAAGGATGTTCCGTTAGAAATAATTAACAAAGTTCTAATCCAGTTCAAAAATGGAAACGTAAAAACTGTCGATATCTCCGAAATAGCAGATTCTAGTTTAGATTATAAGAAACTAGAATCTGCCTTACAGCGACAACTGGATAGATTAGAAGATACAATCGAAAGTGTCGACTGGGTTATTAATAGCAAAAAGATTATAGATACTGTCGAAAGTGCTAAAACTGAATTGTTCAAAAATAAAAAGTAACTATGATTCTAAATGACAAAAACAATACAACTAAGAAACCCTACTACTTTAACTAACTTCCTAAAACTATGTAAGCACATGGGCTTCGGAAATAACGAAAGTCTTACTGCCTTAAAGTGGCAATGGCTTTTGGACGAAGGTGGCTCTTGGTGGGTTACTACTTTAAACGATAATATAATTTCGTTAAGTGGTGTACATCCTTTTAAAGATGGATACCGAGCACTATATAGAGGAGTACAGACATTCCAAAGACCGGCAGGATTAAATAAATACCATATGTCGAGTTATCCATTTGCTGAACAGTTACCAAAGCAAATAGAATGGGCTCAAATTAAATCAAACGATAACGAAGTTCCAATATATATTACTACTAACATCGATAATGATGCGAGTGGTAAAATGCTCCGAATCAATAGGGTTTTTAAAATACTAGAAAAACAAAAAATAGTTGACTTTATGGGTGAAGAGAGTGTATACTATACTAAACAATCAGTATGGAAATTAAATAAGAAAGAATACTATGGACATAGATACAAAACACTTAAAAAATCTTAAAGTAGGTTACTTTAAACATTTTGCTTATGCTACTTACTATAACTTTTTAGCATTATTAATTTTTATAACAGGCACAATTCATAGTGTTTTTCCTTTTGTATTCGCTTTTACACCATACAAATTAGCAAAGAAGATAGTAGATGGAACTGAAAAAAACCTTATCAAAAATACTAAAGGAAGGAACTGATTTACAATCTAGTGGTACTACTGGTACACCTAAAGTAATATTTCAATCTCCTCAAAAATTATATTATGCTAACCTAACGGCTATTGATAGCCAAAAACTCACACCAGAATCTAAAGTTTATACAGTATGTAAAATAGCTCATGCTGGAGGTTTACTTGCCCAAACATTGCCTGCTCATTCTATAGGTGCTGATGTGACCGTTGTAAACTTTAATGCTTACGAGTTTAATAAAGAGATAACAAAGTATACTCATACACATTTAACACCTACACACGGGCGTATTTTAGCCCTTACACGGGGGTTTAAACACTTAAACTTAACTAATGTCCATGTTACTTGCGGTAGTGATCCTGTTACTTGGAGTATGATAGAATCCTTTGTTTCTAAAGGCGCTACATTTACTACTAATTGGGGGATGACCGAAGTTGGTCCTTGTGTTATCAATACTACTTTTACTAGTTTAGAACAAGTAGAAGATTACAAATCAAGAAGTATTGATGGGGCTACACTACTAGGAGATAAAACCTATTGTTCTATTGATATACGTGATAACGAACTATATGTTAAAGGCGACATAAGTGTTTACGGTGATAAATGGTTTGCTACAGGCGACATGGTTACAGTAAACAACAATGGAGAATTTTATTACCTTGGACGTAAATAGATTAATATTTGTTAGTTTTGAACAAGGTACTGGCGGTTATGGTATTGCTAGAACATTATGCTCCTTGGATGATGTTTATTGGTATAACCACCCAGACAACGGTATAACTCCGTGGGATATTGCTAGTGCCGAAACAAGTAATATTCGCCAACGTAAGATCTCTCCAAACCACTTTGATAGATGGATTAATGGCTTTAAAATACCTCCAACTCCGGATTATTTAAAGGACTATAACATAGATACCAATGGGTATTTAAATGGCATCTTTTTAAAAGGCGTTGAAAAAGCACTTCTTATGACATCTAAAAGACTGGTTTTTACCACCCATTTAACCCCTTTTCAGTTAACGGACTACTTTGGTAGCATTGCCTGTTTAAACGTGCTATACGACCCTCTAGAAGCGTCTAAACGGTATATTACTACTACTAGTAAGTTTCCTGCGTATGTTAAATTTGCTGATATAGTACCGAAAGATAATGAGTATTTAAAATGGCTAGAATCCATACACGCCATAAAACCAAACTTTACAATCGCCGATGTTTGGGCTATGAAAAACCATAACGAACTATATAAAGAAGATAAACATCTTGCGCAATATGAAGGTGAACTATTTGATTATATGAGTAAACAACTTGTTATCCGAAAACAATGGGCTGGACCATCTGTTTATAATATAGAAGGAAAAGTAAATTGGAATGACGCCAAAGAGTTCCTGGGATTAAGCAAGGTTCTTAATTAGCCAATCATATATCGGCTGAATCAACGCTACATTCTTTTCATGGTATTTTTTTATTTCTGGTTTAATTTGTTCTATTGTTTCGTCACTAACTATCTCCCCAGTTGATACTTTAACAAATCTTTTTATTTCATCTGTGTCTGTATCAAAGAATAATTTTCTATAAGAAATTGTATGTTCGGGTTTTACCCCGGCTTGTTGTAAATTATTGTAATACGCAATACGCCTATTTAATTTCTCACTAAACAATTGTATTTCTATTTCAAAGTTTTTAATATCTGTACTCTTAAAAGTTTTTTTGACATGCCTTAAGATTTCTACCCATAACCAAGTTTTATAGTCCCCAGGGTCCACAAACATAAACCACGACGGCTTTGCTAGGTAATCTTGTATATGTGGCAAATAGTAATGGCCATACATAACTAATCCAAATTCTCCAGTATCGCGATTTAAAGGATAATCATGTTTGACTATAGTTCTAATGTGGTCAAACGATTCGTCGTACATTTCAAACAAGTCGTTTATACGCCAAGTAAAAAATGGCCCATTGTTAAAACTAGATCTCTTTAGTAAGTTATCGTCAGAAATAAACTGTCGGTTAGGAGGGATGTCATATATTGCACGATCTATATTTGCCCCGAAGCCACTGGGCATTGTTGAATTTGTAGTTAACTCAACTGTTGAAATATCATATATATAATCAAGACTTAATCCTGACCCAACTGCTCCGTCCCATTTATTCAGATCTCGTTGCCAGCCGTTGGGCGGTTGGTCTGTTTTTTTACCGAGACATAATGATTGGATATTACCTAAGAAGGATATTCCGGCACCTGCCGGAACTACAACTAACGATAATGTAAGATTTTTTCGTATCCACGAAAGGCTTTGTGACATATTATACAGGGTAGTCTAATAAAAACGTTTCTAACCCTTGATATGTATCGATACTCCAATTAGAAAATTCGTTCCATTCCTCAGGAACTTCCCAATTCTCAGTATTAATAAAAACAAATTGGATATCGGGATAATGTTTAAAAAGTTTAGCACTATGATATATCCAATACTTCGGATCTACTGCGTCATCTGTTTTCTTTTTATATCCATGTGTTCCCGAATATATGTTGTTTTGCATTTTGTTAGCTGTGCCGTAAAAGTCAAAGCCTAACGTTATAATAATGTCATGGCCTTTTTCACAAGCAAGTAATGTAGCATAATGCCCACTACCCCAATGTTCTGCTTTATCTGATTTGTTAGGACCTAAGTACGGTAACGAAGGAACAATTTGTATATTAGGATCGTTGTTATTCTCTAACCACCTTGCTCTGCTATAGATAAAAGAATTTTTGCCAATTTCTAATCCGGCTACTTCTTTTAACATTGATTTATCACAACAGACTAGATAGTTAACAACACTATCTCTATGAATTGCATTAGTACCGTAGGTAACTCCTGCGACATTTAATCGTTTTATGTCAAACCCGATCCTACTTCGCCCATTGCCTATCACAAATGCAGGTCTCATGTTATAAAATAACTCCTAAGTACCATATCCATATAAAAGTATAGACCTGTTGTTATAATAACTATTGCCACTAAACTAACTAATGCTACGGTGTGCCATCTTGTACTCATGTCGCAAATGTGTCCATTAACATAGGACCAAAGGTACTTAAAGCATAACCCAACGCAACTATAGTTACCACACCAAGTATTAACCATTTCATTTTAAAATCATCTACAACCATTTTAAATCCAATTAGTTCGTTACCTAATACTCTTACGGATAGTTCTAACTTGCCTTCTTCTTCATTCTTTGCTGTCATTTGATTCCTCTAATTCTTCTTTAGTTATAACATTTCCATAATCAGGCCACCCATAATTATCTAAACTTTCACCCATGTATCTCCAACGTATTACTCCGGTATCTGGATTACGTTCATAGATTTTAGGTCTGTCATTTTCTGTCATTTAATTTCCCCAAAAGTTGCCCACTTGGTACGACCCAAACATACCCAACCAACAGGCTTTCCTATTGCTGGATTTGTATTCCAATGTATATCTCCGGTTGCGCCGTCGATGCCGGGGATGTCAGGTCCCTGAGTGTATGTTCTATCATTGAGAACTGGGTTTTTTATAATTGTCTGTGTTGGCGTAATAGTTATTTTTGGATCTCTATTAACACCTAGTTCTAAGTTGTGGTCTCTGCCTGTACCAACCCAACCTGTTTTTGCTCTGCTTTTACTAATTGTAATTTGTACATCTTCATCCCATATATCTACAGGTGCTGTAGGTTGGTCTGTGTTTACGCCTATTCTTCCTAATGGTGAAAAATAAACACTATCTGCTAGTGATGTTTCCCCAGAAACTACTAATTCTTTTAATGTTCCTACCTTTCGCAAGTTACTTTCAATTACACTTCCGCCTAATTGATGTGAGTCTAGCACTACCCTTCCGCCGATAGTTAAATCGCCACCTTCAGGTATAATAGTTTCTAACTTAACATGTTTGCCCATATACTGGACTAACTCGTCTTTGACATTATTAGGGAGTGTTATTGTTCCTTGGACATCTAGGTCGTTGTATACTGTTAACTTGCCGCCTACACTGACGTCTCTTTCTAAATTTGCTATCCCTGATACATTTAACGTATTTGACGCAACCGATTGTGATTCAACATTATTAAACCGTCCTTGTCCACTTACAATTATACTTGAAGCTTCAAACGTTTCTGATTGTAATTTTTGACTTACATGTACAACCCCATCGTTGATACTTAATTGAGTGCCTGTTGCATCATCTTGTATTCCTGAACTCTTAAACTTATCAATCTTGCCAGGTTGTACTACTGATTGAGCTAATTTATAGCCCGACCAATTAATAGCACCATGTGGTATTTGTCCATCTTTAAATGTTACATCAATACCACTGGCAAATTTCGTTGGTCCTTTAAATTCATTTTCACCCTGAGTAACTAAATTGCCTAGCATTAATGTGTCACCACTAAATAGCGATGATCCAACAATATCTAATATACTTGCTCGTATTTTATTACCAGCTTCAATACTGCCTGTCGATTTAATATTTTCCGCTACAAAGTCATGCTCAACAACTACGTTGTCGTTTAAGATTCTAAGTTGTAATGATTTACTTCTGTCCTCAATACCAGTTGATACAAACTCTCTAAAACTGTATGCTGAAAAATCTACTTTGTTTGCTGACAAGTAACCAGAAGTTAAGTGGTCTTTAATAAGACTTGTAACAATTTCTTGAAAGTTTATACTTTTAAGTGCAACTAATATAGCACCATTGACTGAACTCGATACAGTTTCCTTAACTAGGGTCGAAACTACCCCGTCTGATTCTATTGTTTTCATTGATTTCATTGATTTTCCTATTCATAATTGATTGAAATAACGTGTTCAAATGTTTTATTAATTAGCGGCTTATAAAATAAATTTTTATGAATTTTAAAACCTGTACTGCCAGCATCACTGCTAAACTTTGCTAATTGTTTAAAAAACATCGTCCTCCTTTGAGTTTTACTTGTACCAATTAGTTTATCTTCTTCGATGTGTAACCAATTGTTTTCATAACGTTGTCTATCTATCGGATTCCATGTCCTGTGATTTATAAACAAGT